TTGATATACCAAATAATTGGGTTAAGTTTAGGGCATGTGACTATGGCTATGGTTCTTATAGTGGTGTACTTTGGTTTGCTGTTGCACCGAATGAGCAGATAATAGTATATCGAGAGTTGTACGTATCAAAAGTTCTAGCTGTTGATTTAGCAGAGATGGTACTAGAACTAGAAGAAGGTGACGGTAATATAAAGTATGGTGTGCTGGATAGTTCTCTCTGGCACAAACGTGGTGACACAGGACCATCACTTGCAGAGCAGATGATACAAAGAGGGTGCAGGTGGAGGCCATCAGACAGAAGTAAAGGCAGTAGGGTATCAGGTAAGAACGAGATACACAGAAGATTACAGGTAGATGAGTTTACAGAAGAACCTAGATTAGTATTCTTTTCAGGATGTACAAATCTAATATCACAGCTACCTGCATTACCAATAGACAAACGCAATCCTGAAGATATAGATACACACGCAGAAGACCACTTGTATGATGCATTACGGTATGGTATAATGTCAAGACCAAGGTTTAACTTGTTTGATTACGATCCAAGTAGAAAACCACCTAGCCAGATGCAAGTAGCAGATGCAGTCTTCGGATATTAAGGAAAATGTAATGACAGACGATTTTATTATGGAAGAAGATGCTATTCATCTTGAAGATGCAGAAGAGTCTATGGATGAAGGTATATCTAATTTAATACCATACATTAATGAAAGATATAAAAGAGCAGAAGACTACAGGTATCAAGATGAAGAGCGTTGGATAAAAGCATATCGTAATTACAGAGGACTGTACGGTTCTGATGTGCAGTTTACAGAATCAGAAAGATCTAGAGTATTTATAAAGATAACAAAGACAAAAACTCTAGCTGCATACGGACAGATAGTTGATGTGCTATTTGCTAATCAAAAGTTTCCACTAAGCATAGACCCGACACAACTACCTGACGGTGTAGCAGGTGATGTGCACTTTGACCCTAAAGAAACAGAAGAAGTAACTAATATACTAAACAGTCCGTATGGATTTGCTGGAGATGGCAACGAGTTAGAACCGGGAGCTACACAACAGTCTTTGATGGACAGACTAGGTGAATATCAAAATAAGTTAGGAGGCTTAGAAGGTGTTAGAGAAGGTGTGGGTCAGACAGGTTCTGCAATTACAGTTAGCCCTGCAATGGTTGCAGCAAAACGAATGCAAAAAAAGATACACGATCAGTTAGAAGAATCAGGTGCAAGTAAACATTTAAGAAGCACAGCATTTGAAATGTCCCTGTTTGGTACAGGTGTAATGAAGGGGCCATTTGCTATTGACAAAGAATACCCTAACTGGAATGAAGACGGTGAATACGATCCTATGTTTAAGACAGTACCACAGGTATCACATGTATCTGTGTGGAATTTTTATCCAGATCCAGACGCTAACAACATGGATGAAGCACAGTATGTGATAGAGAGACATAAGATGTCACGATCACAACTACGTGCTCTTAAGAAGCGTCCATACTTTAGAGACAGCGTGATTGAAGAGGTGATAGCAGAAGGTGAAAACTACACTAAACTGTATTGGGAAGACGATCTATCAGATTATGCACCAGAGCATGACATAGATCGTTTTGAGGTTATGGAGTATTGGGGTACTGTAGATACAGATCTACTAGAGGAACAAGAGATTGACATACCACAAGATCTAAAAGATCTAGATGAGTTACAGGCAAACATATGGGTATGTAACGGTAGACTACTACGTGTAGTTCTTAATCCGTTTAAACCAGCACGTATACCATACGTTGCAGCACCCTATGAACTTAATCCATACAGCTTCTTTGGTGTTGGTATTGCAGAGAACATGGACGATACACAGACACTAATGAATGGCTTTATGCGTATGGCAGTAGACAACGCTGTGCTTTCAGGTAACTTACTTATAGAGGTAGACGAAACAAACTTAGTACCCGGACAGGATCTTACGGTTTATCCGGGTAAAGTGTTTAGAAGACAGGGTGGTGCACCGGGACAGGCATTGTTCGGTACAAAGTATCCAAATGTTTCTAGTGAGAACATGATGATGTTTGATAAAGCTAGACAGCTTTCAGATGAGAGCACAGGCTTTCCATCTTTTGCACATGGACAGACAGGTATAGCAGGTGTAGGTAGAACTGCATCAGGCATATCTATGTTGATGGGTGCAGCAGCAGGTGGCATCAAGACAGTAATTAAAAATGTAGATGACTATCTACTAAAACCGTTGGGAGAAGGACTATTTCAGTTTAATATGCAGTTTGACTTTGATCCATCAATCAAAGGAGATCTTGAAGTAGTAGCACGTGGGACAGAAAGTTTGATGGCTAATGAAGTGCGTAGTCAAAGATTGATGCAATTTTTAAGTGTTACATCTAATCCAGCACTTGCACCGTTTGCTAAGTTTAATTATATCATTCGTGAGATTGCAAAGTCTCTTGATCTTGATCCAGATAAAGTTACAAACAACATGGACGAAGCATCTATACAGGCTGAGATAATGAAAACTTTTGGACCAGAACAGCCACCACAACAGGCTGGAACACCTCCACCTCCCGGCACTAACCCAATGGATACAGCAGGAACAGGAGGAGGAACGATTGGAACAGGACAAGCACCGACACCCGGAGAGCAAGGCTTCAGTGGACCACAACAAGGAGCTGCTCCAGAAGCTCAAGCCACTGGTCAGCAACAACCACCAATGGCAACACTTCAGTAATTATTTAGATATGTTGCTAGAACGAGAGATGAAAGTTCTAGAACAGTCAAACGACATGGTAACAATACATAGAGCGCAGGGTGCTCTTACAGCCTACAGTAGAATTAAACGGTTAAGGGATCACGTAAATGCAACGGAACAAACCAAACTCTGAAGGTGGTGTTACAGAATTAGTTAGATCATTACCTCCTACTGTCAGACAAAAAATGGATATGTTTGGTGGCACTACAGTTCTTGATGATCCTATACTAGATCATCACTATAGTAACATTAAAGAAGGTAAAACACGAAAAAATAAAGATGGTTACCTTAATACTGTTGTTACAATACAAGTTGAAGACAAAAATTTAAATGATGGGAAACCTACATTAATACCCACAGTATATGACGGTAAAATAGTATCTGAAAAAGAAGCTGTTAAAAGAGCGATAGATAGTGGTAAGAAGTGGACTTCCGCAGATACACATGCAGAATTAAGAGAGTATGATATTATGTTACACAAAAGAATGAGTGGTGATTTAGCATTTGACAAAGGTGGTGCATTGCCGTCTAAACCAAAACTATCAGGTGACTTATCTATTGAGGGTGGTATATCACCTAGAAAAATAGTAACATTAAACGACGAAGGTAATCTTGTCGAAGAAGAAGTTAATATCGGTACAGCAAGTGCATTGTTTAATGCTAATTTACTTGTTCCTTTTGGTAATGGTTTTTATATGAGGCCAGAAGTTGCTGCTAGTGTATTTGGCGTAAAAGTAAAAGACTTTGAAGAAGTTCAAGGTGGCTTAAGCAAGTATGGATTAACTTTAGGTAAAGAGTTCTCCAGTGGTAATTTAGAGGCATCTTTAGAGCAAAGACCGGGTATGGGTGGTGCAGACGATGAAACTATAGGAATGCTACAGGGTAAGTTCAGATTTAATGAGGGTGGTACAGTGCCGATGCAACAGCAAATGGAAATGTTTGATTTAGGTGGACTAAAAGATGAGGGTGGTACAAAAGATCCTGTGTCAGGAAATGATGTACCCACTGGTTCTCTTAAAGAAGAAGTTAGAGATGACATAGATGCGAAACTAAGTCCGGGAGAGTTTGTGTTTCCTGCTGACGTTACACGCTTTCTAGGGTTAAGATTTTTGATGAAGCTACGTGATGAGGCAAAAGCTGGATTGCAACGTATGGAAGATATGGGTCAGATGGGTAACTCTGACGAAGCTGTGCTAGATGAAGATGTACCTTTTGAGCCATCTGATCTGATTATTGTCGGTGGCACTATGACTGACGAGAAAGATGATGACAAAAAGATGAACGTAGGTGGTGTTGTAGAATCTACAAACGAAGCATTATTTCAGAAGCGTTACTTTGATCCAGACAATCCATCAGACACACGTTTAATAGCTGTATTTAATGATGTACCTGTAACACCCATACCTCAAGGTTTTATAGAGGACACCCCTGAAAACAGACAAAATGCAGAGCAAAGAAAGACAGAAGAATCTACATCAGCTATGTTACAGAAGATGGCTAAAGGTGGTATGCCAGTTAAATTACAAACTGGTGGTGATCTAAGTGATTTTGCTAATGTTCCTGTTTCAGGTAGGTTTGAGCAACTTGTAGGACAACCTCAGTTTGGTTATGAGGTAAAAGAATTTAGAAATGCACAGGGTAATCAATTATTCATACCTTTCTTTAGAGGTGTGCCATCATATCAGCCACCACCGGGATACACTGAAGTAACACCAGAGCAACAACAAGAAGCAGGAGCACAACCTGAAAAACCAGAAGAAACAAGTACATTAAAACAAGATAGGTCTAGCATGGACCCTGACATAGAGTCTACTGGTGGTTATCCTTCAGGTAATGTGGCACAACAAGGCACTATAGCAGGAGCAGTTGCAAATCCAGATGCATTTTCAATGACTATAGGCCAAATGGCTGACTATGGAAAATCAATATCAGGTCAAAAGACAGGTATACAAAGTGTGCTTGGACCTATGATGGGTCAATTAGAGCTTGGCTATGCATCTGTAATAGACAATATGATAAGTAACCCTACTCCAACTTTAGCAGCAGGTGTGATAGGAAAACTTGGTAAGACAGCGTTGGGTGTAAAAGGTTTTAAAGGCACTAGAGATTATGCAACATATGGTCAGAAGTTATCTAAAGCTCTAGCTGATTTATCTGTACAAGAATTATCAGCAATTGCACAAGATTACGATTTAGCTTTGGCTCCAGATGTTGCAAAAGCTAGAACTGCTTTGGCACAAACATATAATGATGTAGTTGCTATAGCTGCTACTAAACCAGTTTACGGTGTCACTAATGCACAGACATTGCAACATGCAGAAGCAATATCAAGAGGTGAAGCACCTCCGGGATCATCTCCAAATGCTGTTGGTGGTTATAGCACACCAGATTTTAGCGTTAACTCAGATGGTGATGTTATGTCAGCAGAGGCAACTGAAACACTGGGTCAAGTAGAGGCTTTAGGTATTAGTATGACTGAAGAGCAAAGACAAAACTTAGGTTATGGAATTGTGGACCCAGACTTAGCACAGGATATAGAAGAAGCTAAATCATTTGCAAGCGAAATTGAAACTATTACAGGTGTTGACGATGATACCGCACCTACTCCTTCACCTGTTGGAGAAACTATAGGAGATCCCACCGCTGGTGACGATACAGGTGCTGGGCCTGTTGGTGGAGATACAGGCACTGGCGGTGTAGATGCTCCCGGTTCAGGTATAGGAGGTGGTACACAAGGTACATCAGAAGGACAGGAAGCTGAAGAATAACAAAAACAAAAGAAGATGAAGCGTAGTAGTCTAGCTTCAGGATAATAGACTACATGTGTTGGCTACCTATGCCCCTAATAAGGCTACCATAGCCCCAACGAAAGGAAATATAAAATGTCAGACGTAACACAAGTAGAAGTAGAACCTCAGAAAACAGCGTTTATATCTAGGCCATACTCAAGAGAAGAAAAGTTAAAACAGGAAGAGGAAGAACTGCAAGAGTTAATCGAAGGACAAAAGCAAGATGCCTCATCAGAAGAAGTAGAAGAAGAACCTAAGAATGCAGAAGAAAGAACTTTTAAGAAGAGATATTCTGATTTGCGTAGGCATCAGCAAAAACAAACAGACGAATTAAAAGCAGAGATTAACAATCTTAAAGCACAACTAGAGCAGTCAACCAAGAAGCAGATAAAACTTCCTAAGTCTGACGAAGATATAGAAACATGGGCTAAAGAATATCCTGATGTTGCAGGTATAGTAGAAACAATAGCTATTAAGAAAGCTGCTGAACAACAGGCTAGTCTAGAAGAGAAGGTAAAAGCCCTAGATGATATGCAACAATCGGTGCATAAACAACGTGCAGAAACAGAGTTGTTGCAGTTTCATCCTGACTTTGAAGAGATAAGAAATGATGATGACTTTCATACATGGGCAGAAGAACAACCACAGTGGGTACAGAATGCTCTGTATGAGAATGACAATGACGCACGTTCTGCTGCTAGAGCTATTGACTTATATAAAGCAGACAGAAACATAACTGCAAAAAAATCATCATCTAAGGATGCAGCAAAGTCTGTATCTACTAAAGGTAAAAGAAGTAAACCTGCCAGTGACGATAGTGGCAACTCATATAAAGAATCTGATGTACAACGTATGTCTGCAAGAGAATATGAGAAGCATTCAGATGACATAATGGAAGCTATACGTAACGGTAAGTTTATTTATGACGTATCTGGTTCAGCACGATAAAAAGTGTTGACAAACAGATAATTGTGCATATAACTATGCATAATTAGTAGTAATGTGGCCCTTTTCAAAAGACTACCCACAGATACTACACCAAACTTCTAAGATACCCGAATAAGAAGAGCCTATATGTAGTTGGCCTTACATATACTACCTCTTTAGTAATCGGCCCTTAAAGTAGATAACATAGCGTATATGTTTTGATACGCATTGGGATGTCGTATAAGGAGAAAATAAAATGGCATTTTCAACCGCAACAGGCTACGGCAACCTGCCTAATGGTAATTTTTCACCAATTATCTACTCTAAGCAGGTACAAGTAGCTTTTCGTAAGGCTTCAATAACTGAAGCTATTACTAATAGCGATTACTTTGGTGAGATCGCCAACATGGGCGATAGCGTTAAAGTGATCAAAGAACCAGAGATCACTGTTAAATCATATGCACGTGGTACTACAATCACTCCACAAGATCTGGATGACGAAGAGTTCTCACTGACCATTGACAAAGCAAACTACTTTGCATTTAAAGTCGATGACATTGAAGAAGCTCATTCGCACATTAACTTCCAGCAACTTGCAAGTGATCGTGCAGCTTACAGACTAGCTGATCAGTATGACCAAGACGTACTTGGTTATCTTTCTGGTTTCAAACAGTCTGCACTACACAGTGTAGCTGACACTGCAAATGATACAGTCAATGGTGCTAAAGCAGTATCAACGGCTGGTTCTGATGAATTACTATCCTCGATGAAGATTGATGCTTCCGAGTTTGGTGGTTCTGCAAGTAACTCAATCGGCATACAAGCACGTGCTGGTGGTGCAACTTCTGCTACTCCCGGTTCTGGTAATGCAAACCCACTACAAATAGTGGCACGTATGGCTAGACTCTTGGATCAGCAAAATGTTGACACTAACAACCGTTGGCTTGTTGTTGACCCAGTTTTCATTGAAGTACTAAAAGATGAAGATTCTCGTCTTCTAAATAGTGACTTTGGTGGAAGTGGACTACAGAATGGTTTAATCTTGAATAATCTTCACGGTTTCAAGGTGTACATGTCTAACAATCTTCCTGCTGTAGGAACAGGACCATCAACAACTGGTGGTACAAACTCCAGCAACTACGGTGTAATTGTTTCTGGACATTCATCTGCTGTGGCAACTGCTGAACAGATTAACAAGACAGAAACCTATCGTGATCCTGATAGCTTCGCTGATATTGTCAGAGGAATGCATTTGTATGGGCGTAAGATTCTTCGACCAGAGGCAATCTCTACTGCTCTGTATAACTTAGTATAAGGGAGACTGAATAATGGCTACAGTTACAACATTATCTTCGTCAGCTAGAGGCAACAGCCCTAGAGGAAGAACCCCTTATCTTGTGCAAAATAGTATCGACTTCGGTGCTGCTGCTACCGCTAAAGGTACAGCATTAGCTGCTGCTGATATTATTGAAGCAATCACAGTTCCTGCTAATACTATGATTCTGGATGCTGGTTTTGAAGTAACAACAGTTCATGCTGGTACTTCTACTGACTGTGCACTAGACTTAGGTGTAACAGGAGTTGACGTTGACGCATACGTTGATGGTTTTGACTTCGACGCTGCATCAGCAGGTGCTTACAGTGTGGGTGCAGGTAATGGCCCTATCACTATTGGTGCAACTGCTGATACGCTTGACGTATTGATTCAGGCACAAACTGGAACTACAACGGCTGGTGTTATCCGTGTCTTTGCATTATTGCTAGATGTTGATGACATAGGCACAGTAGGTGCAGACGAAGTGGATCGTGATACACTCGCGTAACACATGTGAAAGGGGTGGGATAAACCTGCCCCTTTCTACTTAGGGATATACTATGGCTACAACATTTTTAACATTAGTAAATGATATAAATAAAAGGCTGAACGAGGTGGAGCTTACTAGCTCTAACTTTGCTTCAGCTACAGGTTTTTATGCACACGCAAAAGATGCAGTTAACTCAGGTATACGTTATATTAATGAGAGTGAATACGAGTGGCCTTTTAATCATTCAGAAAAAGAACAAACATTAGTTGCTGGTACTACACGTTATGCATTTCCAACAGATGCAAAGTTAATTGACTTTGAATCATTTAGGATTAAAGAGAATGCTACATTAGGAAATGACACTAGAAAACTAGCAATAATAACTTATGATGAGTATTTAGAAAAATATGTAGATCAGGAATATGCAGTAAGTCAACAACGTGCATTGCCACGTTTTGTTTTTCATGGACCTGATTTAAAGTATGGTTTAGTAGAACCACCTGATCAGGCATACACATTAGTTTTTGATTACTATGTATTTCAAAGTGATCTATCTGCACACGATGACACAATGGTAATACCCGATAGGTTTAGACATGTTGTTGTAGATGCAGCTATGTTTTACGCTTTGATGTTTAGAGGTAATACACAGGATGCAGTTCTACTAAAAGAGAGAGCAGATGAAGGTATTAAGGCAATGCGTTCTATGCTTATTAATAGATACCATTACATGAGATCTTATATGATACCTGCAAGTACAGGTGGACGTAGATTAGGGTCTGCAAGAACAACAGCAGGATCTAGCTTGGATGCACTATAATGCCTGACGCTTGGGAGACTTTTAGAATAGAGTTTAAGGGTGGGCTTATAACTAATCTTAGCCCACTGCAACAGGCTATCAATGCACCCGGTTCTGCACGTATATTACGTAACTATGAACCGTCTATTGATGGAGGTTACAAACGTATACAGGGATATGAAAAGTTTGACAGTGCTATCATAGCTCCATACGGTAATCCAGTTGTAAATGGTGCATCTCAATCGGGCACATCATTATCATTAAGAGCAATACACACTACACCTGCTGTTGGTGACACACTTACAATAGATGGTGTGTCTGGCACATACACAGTAGCTTCAGGTGGTGTTAGTTATAATGCCGCTAGAGACGAGGTTACACTAACACTTACTAGCTCTTTAGATTCAAGCCCTGCTAATGGTGCAGTGGTTACATTTGTTACAGTTACTACGGCTAACTATGCAAATGGTATGACATATTTTAATGGCAAAGCCGTTGTTGCTATGAATGCTGATTTAGTAGAAACATCAGGTAGTGGATACACTAAAATAAATAAACCTAACTATGGCACACCATTAGTTGATGGTGCTAGTCAGACAGGCACAACATTAGTAGCAGATGCATTTGATACATTTCCACAAGCAGGTGATGTATTTACAATTGCAGGTATAGATAAAGTATACAGAGTTGAAACCACTGTTTCATCTTACTCTCATTCAGGAACTAAAGAAGTAAACATAACCATTCATCCTGAACTAGCAAGTAGTCCAGCAGATAATGCAGCTATAACTTTTATATCTAGTGATAGAGAAGGTGCAGTTAATACACGCTTTGATGAAGTAGACTTTACAGGAACTACAACACTTGTAATAGTAGATGGAACAAATGCACCTGCATTATACAATGGCACTACATTTACTGTGCTAGACAGTGCACCATCAGATGTAATAGGTGCAAAGGTTGTTGCTACACATAAGAACCACATATTTTACGGTAAAGGTAGAGTGTTAAGTTTTGGTGCACCTCTTACTACTACAGACTTTGAAAGTGGTAACGGTGCTGGTAGTATAGGATTAGATGCTGATATTGTTGCTATA